AAAGTGGATTATCTATTTTAGAATCCAATAAATTAATTTATATAAGAAGAGATATGTTTGTGGAGAATAAAAAAGAAGAAGGCGTATTTGTTCCTACACGAAATGTATATGCTCTTAATCCAAATGAATTAGAAGGTAAGACTGTTTTAATTGAGTTGGAAAGAATATATGGGAAGAGAATATATAACAAAGAGGATGTTCCTGGCAAAATAAAATATTTAACAAAAGTAAAAGGAGAATAAAATGCATTTTACAAGTGGAAGGCATTTAGTTAATTATCTATTAAAAATATTTAAGAATAATGAGATTGATATTTCTGAAGATTATATTGATAGTATTAAAGACTTATCAAAAATATTCACATATATAGAGAATCTTCCAAAAGATACAAAAAATATCCTTGATTTATCAAGCGAGTATTATAACTGGATTACATTATCTCAAAATGGAAAATATCAAGATTTATCTTCTATTTCTAATAAGGGTAATGAAAATATTGCAAAATTTACAAATAATCCATCAATTATCTCTTTTGATGAGGTATTTGAATCATTTGGATTGAATATATCATATGATTCATATTATTTACATCAAAAACCTAAACAAAATGATATTTATTACCCACATTATTTTAAGATATTAGAAGGTAATCATAAAATGGCAAAATGGAATATTACATTTTATGACAAACCAATAATTCCTAAAGAAGAAAATTTTGGATGTTATTTCATATATGATAATAATGATCAGCTAGTTTATATTGGTAAAAGCAATCTTCATCTTCTTGATCGTGCTTGTGAGTCTGCAAGAGAAAGAACAAATGGTGACTTTTCAAAAATTGAATTATATCCAATGAAAACACAAGCTGATACAAATATATATGAATTATATTATATTGCACAATATGATCCAAAATATAACTCTGATTGTCGTTGTTTAGATAAACCATCTTTTACACTTCCAAAACGATCCCCTAAATATTCAATAAATCGAGTTGATACAGAAATATTTGATGTTGAGCAAATATTTATAAGTCCAAAATATATTCCAGTTGAAGAATATTGGAAAGAACCACAAAAATATTATTTACAGCTTGGAGAAAAAATAAATATGGAGCATTTTTATCAATTCCATTCTCAGAATAAATATGGAATTATAAATGTTGAAGAATTTAGAAACCGTGTTACAGAATTACAAAATAAGGGCTATTTAACCTATGTATACAAAGATAAGGGAGAATGTTTTAGACAATTCTCAAATTTTTAAATAAATAAGGGAATATATAAAAGTAACACATAAACCGTATCACACTATAAAGGAGCGATGATATGAACAAAAAATTTTATTTAACAAGGAGAACAAATATTTATGACAAAGGAAACAGAAAGACATGTAATGACAAGAACAATGGAACTTAAGAGAAAGAATAAGCTTGTATGTTATCCCAAGCTAGTCGAATCGGATTTCGGTGGCTGTGGAGTTAATATTGCTAGTCGTATAGCCACAGATTTTAAGTTTGACGAGACAAAAAAGAGAGAATGTACAACTAGAGATTATAACAAAAAGCTTAGAGCTTGTGAAGAAAGACAGAATTTAAAGGAGGAAGCGGTACATGCTTAGATACGAAATTATTGCTAATGTTGGTATTAGCGTAGACTTACATAATAATTACACAGTGGTTGCTTTAGCAAAATGGAATAAAGAGAAAGAATCTTATTTAGCCACTTTCTACATTAAACAGACAGATATTGACCATTTAGATCTTATGGATGACCAGATTGAAATAGAGTTTTCTTCTGAGATAAAAACAATCAAGAATGATTTAGTGAAATATATTGAAATGCTCAATGAAAGAGGAAATGTTCAGAGATATATAGACAGATACAAATATGAACTTGATTGTATTGACAGAGGAACTGCCATGTTTGAGTTAGAGAGAAATGTTAAGTAAATCAGATTATAGATATTTCAAAAAAGCTAAAATGGCTGCCATCATCTCAGATTACAACAAAATTCATATAGGATGTATAGCTGTTTACCAGGGAAACATTATTGGAATTGGTTGTAATACAATTAAAACACATCCTATACAGAAATATTATAACAGATATAGAAAGTCTTGGAATAAGAACGGTATTAAACCAACATTACATGCTGAAATTAATTGTCTTAATTCTATTCGTCATTTGAATATAAATTTTTCCAAAGTAAAATTGTATATTTTCAGAACAAGATTTGATAAAGAGTTTGGCATGTGTCGTCCTTGCTCTAGTTGTATGGCAGCTATTAAAGATTTAGGAATTAAGCATATCTATTACACTACAGATTATGGATTTTGCTATGAGAAAATAAAATGTGAGGTATGAAAATGGCTTGTGAATATTGCGTAAGAGATTCTGGACATGCTGAAAGATGTCCATTACACGAAGATAGGAAAAGTAATTACATATGTTGTTACTGTAAAGAGGGAATATTTAATGGAGATGAATTTATAGTTAATTCTGAAGGTGAATATCTTCATCGAGATTGTATATTTAGCTATGATTTTTTAGTTAATTGGTTAGGTTATGATTTTAACGAAATGGGAAAGGAAGGATATTATGATAGTTAATAAATTAAGAATATTTTTTGATATTGATTATAAAACAAGTATTGAATATTGGATTCCTATTAGTGAAATAAAGATTAAGAATATATTTCTTGCTACCCCACCTAGTTATTTTAAGTATAGAAGAAAACTTAATAATTTTATTAAGTATGGTGAGCTTAGTCCTATTATCATTGACAGGAATTTTGAATTAGTTGATGGGTATATAAGTTATCTAATTATGAAAAGATTTAGCGTTGGAAAAGTACCTGTTTATTTTCAATAATGTGTAAGTAAATAGAAATTTCATTTGGAGAATATATAAGTGGAGGTAAATTTATATGAATAATAATTTTGACAATATTGAAGAAATGAAAGAATTGATCGTAGATGAACTTTCGGAATGTGAATTTGACAACAATTTCAGATGTGAAAAATGTTCTGAATTGGAGCAATGTTATTACAAAGCTTCTACAAAATCATCTCACGAGTTTGCAGATAGCTTAGATTATGGTGGATATGATTTTGAAGATGAATTTTGGGAGAATTTAGGTTAAGGCGGTGATGATATACTGAATGAGTGAATATGGAATTAAAATAAAAAATATCAGTGCTGGTATGTTGTATGATGTTAATCTTGGAACACGAGATTATTTTACATATACTGATGCTATGTTTAACAACAGTTTATTTAGTTTTTTCTTGCAAAAGAACGGATTAAATATTTATAAAGGAAAATCTGGTAAAAAAAATGAAAGTACACGAGATATAATTTGTCTTGATTATGAATTTGGAAGTCGCTCTTATGATAATGAGCATACTCGATTAGAAAAGTTATTTAATGATACTGATGGCGATTCTAAGGAACGTATTAAACAGGCATTACAAAAAGTTGAAGATAGAAAAGACTTGTATAATGAAAAATCACGAGATGAGATTAGAGAATATTTTTACGAGAATGGTGTTGATGTTACATATAAACGTAAACGCAGAGACGGAACAATTAAAGAAGAAACAATTCATTATGAAATGCTTTTTCGTACAAGTGCCAAAGCTAAACTTGGACAAGTTATTTTCATAAATAGTAAATTATATGACATTGCATATGATTGGTTAACAATTGGACTTGGAAAAAAAATGAGTCATGACAATGCGAAAATCGTTGAAATGTCAGCTTATGCTCCACTTACCACATCTACAATTATTGGTACACTTCATATACCTGTTGAGGATATTCTAATTCTCAAAGATCAGGATTCCTTTTTTGAAACAATGACAAAAGTTGTTAAAGCAGAAGAATACGAAGTAGAAGTCAAAAAGAAAAATAAAGAAACTAACAAAAACGAAAAGGTAATTGAAAAACGTAAAAAATGTGTTGTATCCGAAGAAAAACGTCAAGTTAAAAATACAATTTGGGATGGTATGGCACTAATCGAAGCTGATTCTAATTATCTTCGTCTCCCATCTTATATTAACGGTATGGCATTACTCAGAAATCACCTTTTTAAAGCATGTGCTTTTAAGAGTTATCTTCAAAAATTCTTTAAAGATTGGTGTGATAAAAATGGATATAATTACAATACATACCAGGTTCAAGATATGTTTGGTAAATGGCATTATTTAAAAGATATTAAGATGATAACCACTGATAATGCGATTAAATGGAAGAAATTTCAAGACTTAATGGGTAATAATATTACTGAAGCATATGACTATTGGTGCGAAAGAATTCATTCTGATGGTGATATGTGGGGCATTGTAAAAACTGACCACCCTAGTAAATTAGGACAATATCAACAGTTGAGTTATCAGATGATTAATACTCTTCCATGTACGAAGGATAATGTAAAAGATATTGCTCAGATTAGCATTGATTATGTTGAATTACTTAAGCGTGATAATGATGAATTTGAAAAGTTCCTTAGAAAGAATGCAAATGAAGTAAATCATTATGAAATGCTTGCTGATTTATATGCTCAAAATCATGAGTTTGGAAATAGTAAATTTTTTAGATATGAAAAGAAAGAGATAATTAAACAATATGTTTTTAGAATGAGAAAAGGAAAAATTATGGTCAATGGTGATAATTTGACTGTATGTGGTAATCCTTATGCACTTCTGCTCTATTCTGTTGGTGAGGATTTTGAAAAAGATCCAACGCTTTCTCAAGAATCTAATTGTATTCAGTGTTACACTAAACGTTTTGATGATAATGAATATCTTGCAGCGTTTAGAAATCCACATAATTCCCCGAACAATATATGTTATTTACATAATGTCTATTCTAAAGAAATGGATAAGTATTTTGCATTTAGTAAAAATATAATAGCAGTTAATTGTATTCATACAGATATTCAAGACAGGGCAAATGGGATGGATGAAGACTCGGATTTTATGCTTGTCACAAATCAATCAACAATGGTCATATGTGCAGAAAGATGCTATAGAGATTTTTATACTATTGTAAATGCATTACAAGAGTCTGGTATTACATACAATAATACAAAAAAAGATTATGCTGCCATGGATAACAAGTTTTCAAAGTCACGTATGGGAATCGGGTATTCAAGTAATTTGGCTCAGTTGGCAATGACTTATTATTGGACGGAATTACAAAAAGATAATCCTGATGAGAAAAAACTTAAAGAACTCTATGACAATTTTATTATTCTTTCTGTTCTTGCGCAGGTTATTATTGATGGATGCAAAAGAGAATATGAAATTGATGGCAACAAAGAAATTGATAGAATTAGCAAACTCCCTTGTATGAACATTAAAAGAATCGTTGGTTATACGGAGTCAGGTAAACCAAAGTATAAAAAACATGATTTTCCTGAATTTATGAAATATACAAGAGAAATTAAATATACAAAAGATGGTAAAGAACTACCACAAGAGGAAGTTGATGAATCGAAAAACAAACTTAAAAGTCGTATTAATAGAGAATTATTATGTCCTATGAACTGGCTTGAAGATTGGATTAATAAAATTCAAGCCTCGGAAACCACTATTGCTATTCCTACAAAAGATTTTTTTATTAAAATGCAAGGAAAAGCAAATGATAGACAAATGACAAAAATAAGACAGATTATTGAAGATTACGATTCCTATGTTAAGCAGATAAAAATAAGCTGTGATGATGAAGAATATGAAGAAATGTTAATATCTAAATCAGATGAAGTATTGGACAAGCTGAAAGGAATTAAAATTGGGAATATAGTAACTATTAATAGACTTATAGAAACTGCTTTGGGATTGAATAGCATAAACAACAATCCTTCATGTTACAAAAAAGCAACAAAATATACAAGAAAAACATTGAATCTCTTGTACAAAATGAATCCAAATAAATTTCTATGCAACTTTAATTGTAAATAATGCACAATTTTTGCGGAACGAAATTGTTGAAAATGTAGTATTTTCAATAGTTTAATGGGTATCAAATGAGGGTGTAATATGGAGGGAAGAAAGCGCAGAGTTGCGTTAGTAAACTCCCACGCCATTGCCAATGCGTGTAATAAGTAAGGGCTTGCAAGTTTAAAACGTATACTAGGGGCAGACGTATCATTATCTGCCCCGAATATAAAACAATGAAATCAGCTTTTCTTGGCTGATAAAACAGAGAATATAATAGTGTAACAAGTAAACACATTATTGGAACAAAAGGAGAAATAAACATGAATTTAAAGGAATCATATCGTTATGCAAACTATCTTGACCATCTGTTAATGACAGCAGACACATATCTTAGAAATAAAGGATTTGTAACAACTACAGAACAAAATCACTTACGCTCTAAGGCTAATCCAGATGCACAGGATGAGAAAATTGCGGTTCAGAAACCATATGATGTAGATTTTAAGCCAAATGATATAATCGACTTTGTGGTTAAGGTTATTAATGAGAAGGAAAAACTTTTCTCATCAATCGCAGATGCAAAGGCGAGAACAGAAATTAATATTGACAATGCTGTTGCTATGAATAAAAAGAAACAGTCATTTGTGAATACACTAAATTCAATCGTTTCTATTAAGCCTAGTGAAACACAGTCAATGGGAAAGGATTATAAATTTGATATTAATAATGAGCAGAAACCTTACTCTTACCAGATTATTTCTAAAACATCCATTGATTTTGACCGAAACAGCGTCAAAGGTCTGATTAAGAAATATAATAAAGAATGTGATGAGATTTCTTCAAAACTTGATGAAATTGAAATCACAACACAGGTTAATTTTACACCATTATTTGATGTAAATGATTCCTTTGAGGATTTGGTTGTGGGTTAATTCCCACACTAATCTTCTATCGGATATTTACAATAGGGCTGAGATTGATTTTTATAATTGTCAATCGGTTCAGATGCAGATGAACTATAATGCTGCAAGGCTGGATATTAGCCATATAATATTAAAAAGAGTAAATCATGCATTGTTTAGAATGCAAAATATTACATATAAACAAAAATCAAGAATATTTCATAAATATTGTATTATTGAGTCTCCTGTATGTTTGAGGAAAATTACTTTAAAGGTCGTTATATGTATTGTTATTTGCTACTTTGTTATTTTGTAATTTTGTCAGTTTGATATATTGAAAATTTGATATTTTGTCATACGTGTCATGAAGATTCTTAATAAAATTAAAACTTACTGAAAGTATAATTAGTGATATAAAAATATTATAAAAGAATGAACAATTTTTAATTGTTAATAATTATAAAGCTTATCTATATTCGTATAGATATATCAAATTGATTGAAATTATGAGGACATTTTCAGTTCTATTTTAAATATCCGATAGATTTTGTAATTCATATTGTACCTTACCTTTCTATAATCGGTGGCTGTGCTACAGCTCTTGTAGTATGGTTGCCGATTTTCTCTTTGAGCCATTAGCTCAGTCGGTAGAGCACTAGACTTTTAATCTAGGTGTCGTAGGTTCGAACCCCACATGGCTCACTCTCTTCTGCTATTAGGCAGGAAATAAATCAAGAAAGAAGTGAAAATTATTAAGTACATTTCAAAAAATGAAATTGAAAAATTATTATCTGAAGGTGTAATTAGGAACACAAGACGAGGATATGTAGATTGCAGAGGCGAACATATTGGGTATTATAAAACTTGTGGTGGAAAGCGTTACATTGAAGATAAATACGTTAAGTAGGTTCTGCCTATGAAAAATCGAATTGAATATAAAGGTTTTTATATTGACAAGACTGAAAATGGCTATCGTATCTGTAGACAAGAAGATACAGAAAAGCATACCCATCTCTCGAATCTTAATCCATCATATAGGCTCATAGATAATGTATTATCAAATAAAATTCCTACTCGTTGTGGATGTTATTATTTAGAATCACATGCTAGATTAAGCTATGATGAAAATTATATTAGGAAGATTCGTGAGTATATTAAAGTAAAGCAGAATAAAAGTAAACAAATGTATTACAATCCTGGCAGAAAGCGTTCTGGTGGGAATTTTTAATTTTATGGAGGATTTAAAGGATTATGGCAAATTTTGTTTTTAAGGAAACCAAGCAGACTTCTATGAAGATTGCAGGTATCATTGACACAGATAATATGACTGTTGAAGTAGATGGTGGAGAAAAGAAACTTGCTACTCTTCTATCAGTATTTAATGGTGGTAGTGTTGAAATAAATGTGAAGGTAAAAGAGGAAAGTGAACTCGATGAACCTGTTGAATCTAATGAAGAATAGAGAGTAGGTGAACTATATTTATAATTTCGAAGAAGAATTAAAAAAATATGGGCTAACCCAATCAACTTATGAACAGGTTTTACAAGAAATTTCTAATAAAATGTCTGGAATATCAGATATGGATTGGAAAGAAATAGTGGATAAATATGATATAAAATGTCATTATGATAGCGTCAGAAAGGCTAGTCAGACCATATTTGGCAATTATTTTGTTAGAGAATATTTAAAAGCTAAAAACATAACAGAAAAAAGTACTACTCTTGATGATGCTAAAGAAGTATTAGGTGAACAATATATTGTTAAACAGCAAATACATAATGATAGATTGAAACTCAATAAGTTAAAAAGAGATTTAGTTCCTTGTATTACAGTTGCAGACGAATTAAAACAGTATATGAAAGATAATAATTTCTCAATGGAAATTCCTAAATATATGTACTCTTCTGTTGAAGAAGAATCTGATTATACTATGATATGTCATATTACCGATTGGCATATTGGTTATATAATCAACAATTGTAATGGTAATAATTTTAATTGGGAAATTGCAAATGAAAGAATAAACAAATATATTTCTGAATGTAAGAAGTATATTGAATTATATAATATTCGTCAGGTTCTAGTTATATCAACAGGTGATATGATTGAGAATTCATATATGAGAGAAACACAAGCACATAATTGTGAATTTTTACAATCTATGCAGATACATAAGGCTACTAAACTCATATATAGACTATTAGTCGCTTTAGCTGAAGATTGTAATGTTATATTCGGTGGTATTGCTGGAAATCATGATCGCATGTCAGGTGATAAGAGAAAAAATTATGAAGGTGATAATGCAAATGTGCTTATTACTGAACATATTAAAGACTTGGTTGATGTAAGTGGATGTGAACGTATTTCTATATTAAATACAAACTATAATGATTCTGAAATAAATATTACTGTTTGTGGTTTATCTTGTAAATTCATTCATGGTGATAAATATAAAAATGATAGATATAATCTTGCAAAAATTATTTCTAGTGATAATCAGTTCTATGATTTAATCTTTAGTGGACATCTCCACAATTTTTCCATTCAGTCAGAAAATCATGGTAGATATGCTATATCTACAGGCTGCTTAAGCGGATTTAATGATTTTTCCAAAAATTTTTATTGTAGTAGTGTAGCATCTCAAACAATAGCAATTTTAAAAGATAACGAAGTTGAAATGATAAAGGACATTCAGCTTAGTTAATTATATTTTGTTCTTACGAGGATAGTTTGTACTACCCTCTTTTATTTTTATTTATTTTATATAGGAGGAATATATAATGTCTACATATAATGTACATGCAGGTCACTGTCCGCAGGATGAGGGTGCTTATGGTGCGGTTGGTATTTTACAGGAGTCTGTTGAAGATAGAATTGTTAAGAATGCTGTAATTGCCAAATTAGAAAACCTTGGACATACTGTTTACGATTGCACTTGTGATGAAAATACATCGCAGAATGGTTGTTTAGCAACAATTGTTGGCAAGTGTAATTCACATAATGTTGATTTAGATATATCTATACACCTTAACTCTGGTAGAGACGATTACGAAGGTGATGATTCTACTGGCGGTACAGAAGTGTATGGATATGATGACGAAACAGAGGAAATAGGTTCAAAGATATGTCAGGCAATATCCAAGAAGCTTGATATAAGAAACAGAGGATTTAAAACCAATCCAGGACTTTATGTTCTTAGAAACACAAAAGCCCCTGCTATCTTAATTGAATGTTGCTTCGTGGATGACAGAGATGATGCAAACAGATGGAATGCTGAAGCTTGTGCCAATGCTATAGTCGAAGCTTTAACAGGCGAAGTAGTATCAGAAGATTCAAGTGAAGATTGTTCGGATAATAATGAAACTACAGGTGGTAGAACTAATGATTTAGGTCATGTTGATGTTTACTATAGGGCTAAGACAAATCGTTGGTGGGATGAAGTTCATGATAGAGATGATTGGGCTGGTGCCAATGATGATCAGGCAATTACAGGTATTGCCATTGGCGTTAGTGAAGGTTATGTGAGATATCAAGTTCACTTACTTAATGGCGATTGGCTTCCAGAAGTTGATGGTTATGACATCAATGATGACGAAAATGGTTACGCAGGTAACGGTAGAACACCTATTGACGCATTAAAAGCAGTATTCTATACACCTGATGGTTATGAATACAAGTGTCTATATATACAGGTATCGCCACAGGGTATGGACGAATATTACCCTGTTCAGATAGATGATCAAACTGTAAATGGACAGGACGGATATGCTGGTTGTTTTGGTAGATATATTGATAAGGTTCAGCTTTGGGTTGAATAAGATTTTTTGAGGGAGTAGACCAAATTGGCTGCTACCCTCTTTTATTATTAAATCGGCATTTATCATTAAAAGTGTCAAAATATTATTGATTAAAAGGAGATTTTTTATAAATGATTAAAACAGAGTTAATTAATGCAATTGCAGAAAGAATTGAAGGAGCTAAGAAAGGTGATATTGCTCTTATACTTGATACATACGCAGAGGTTATTACAGATACATTAAAAGCTGATACTACAGAATCTGTTCCTGTAGGTAAACTTGGTAAGTTTAAGGTTAAGACAGTTCCAGAGCGTAGAGGAAAAATTATGATGGGCGATCGCAAGGGTGAGGAGTATGTAACTCCACAGCATGATGAGATTTGCTTTAAGATGTCAAAGTCTGCAAAACAGCTCTAATCTGAAAGGTCGTGATTATTATAAAAACATTACATTTTGAAAATTATGAAGATTTTGCTTGTGCTGTTTCAGATACATATGACAGAGTAAAATCTGATGATGAATATAATTCAGTAGATATTGTTGCTAAATATGAAGATGTAAAAGAGATTATTCGTGAACTCGTTGGAATCGGATATGGTATTGCATTTATTGATAAGTTTGGTAATCCTGAATGGGATGGTTATGACGACTCTTTCATTATCAGCTTATTAGATGATGAAATCTGGTGCGAACCAGTTAAGAGAGATGATGGATATATCTTTATTGAAGCCGATGTTGTATACATCTTTGATGATTGTAATTCTAAGATTATTCCAAAGATTGAATCTGATGAGATATATGAAGTGGAAATTGGCAATGAATATGATGATTGCAATGGTGATTGTGAGAACTGTAATTGTCATAATGAAACTTATTTACATACTTCTGAAGACGAAGATGAAAATACTCACGGATTTACTGCTAGTAGGTCAGATGGTGACTCTTATATGAGTTATTCTTACTACTCTAGCGATGAGTTAAGTCATGAAGATATTCAGAAGATGTTAAAGGTTTTTGGATTTTAGATTTTAGATTATAGGATATGTTATAGAAGAATCAGTGTGTAAGTGTTTAAGAGACAAATTTGCTGATTCCAAATAACATTTGAACTTGGAGTGTGTGGTGTATGCTACACACTCTTTTTGTATGACTTTATAGCTTAATGGTTAAAGCATCCAAGGTAAAACCGCAGACACCAGTGTGAAAGCCACTGACGGAATGGATATAGGTTCGAATCCTATTAAAGTCAATTTTCTGTGTTTCTGTGAATGAAAACAGAGAATAAATATATGTACTCATGATTGGTGTCATAGCTGATTGTGGGATTTATGAAATGGGACAAATCGGAGTTATTCAATCATATAGAAGATTTGAAAGAAGTGGCTTAGTAATTATTACTATATCACTTCTTTTTATTTGAAAGGAAGTGAGATTTAATGGGTAGAAAAATACAACACAATAATATTGTTACTGATGAGTTATTGGCTCAGTGTAATAAAGAGAATATAGAGTTAGGAAATGACTTTTTGGATTATCTTCGTTCAGTTGATAGATCACCAAATACAATCAATGCGTACAGGCGTGACCTTTACATTTTCTGGGTTTATTTACTTCAGCATTGTGACAACAAATTTTTTATTGATTTGTCTAAGAGGGATATTGCTCGTTATCAGAGTTTTTGTCTTACTGAATATAAGTGGTCGCCAGCTAGAATGCGTAGAGTAAAGTCTACTCTCTCATCGCTTTCAAATTATGTAGAAGCTATATTGGATGATGAGTATGAAAACTTTAAACCGATTATACGCAAAATTGAAAATCCTGCAAATGAGAAAGTATTTACTAAAACTGTACTGTCTGATGAACAAGTACAAGGTATGCTTGATTATTGGGTTGAGAAAGGTAAATATGATAAGGCTTGTATTTTAGCATTAGCTGCATTTAGCGGTAGACGTAAGAGTGAATTACCACGATTTAAAGTGTCTTATTTCGATGACGAAAATATTATATATGGTTCTTTATATAAAACACCTGAAAAGATTCAAACAAAAGGAAGAGGATCTCGTGGAAAAATGTTAGTGGCATATACACTTGCAAAACCATTTAAGCCATATTTTGATTTGTGGATGAATTATAGAAAAGAACATGGAATTGAATCAGAATGGTTATTCCCAAAGAAAGTAAATGGAGAATATATAGATGAACCTATGGATTCAAGTACTCTTGACAGTTGGGCTGATACATTCAGTAAACATTTAGGAGAAGACTTTTATTTCCACAGTCTTCGTCACTTCTTTACAACTTCTTGTTCTCGAAGCGGTCTTCCTGATGATGTAATTCAAATGCTAGTTGGTTGGAATTCGCTTGATATGGTTGCAGTGTATAAGGATATTGACGCTGATGAGCAATTTGCAAAATATTTTGCTAATGGAGAAATAAAACAAGTAGAACAAAAATCACTTTCTGATTTGTAGACAATCCCGATGAAACTTTCATCTAATACTTCGTCTAATTCAGAGAATAATAAAATATAAAAAGATTAGGTTGCGCCTTTACAGGCATATTGGATGGTGGCATTCAATAGCGTAAAACCTATGTCAACGTAAACCGACATTAATTTCCTAATCTTTTTTTGCTTTTAAATGGAGAATAATTATAAGCCGAATGCTCTGAGTTACGCATTCACTAAGGTTCTGTGAAAATCAGACGGACTAACAGACCGATATAACTGCATTATCCCAATAAAGTCCTTATAAACAGGCACGAAAGGTATATATAAAGGTGACGACAATGTAGAGAACAAATAAAAGAACCCTTAAATGGGCAACCAAACAGAGAATATATAAGTATCACATCTTGGCATTTACTATTCATATAGCATTGTAAGTCCTAAAACGGTCAATATCAACCATAGAAGTAATCGTGCTTCTCTGCGTTAATGAGAACCATTAAATTCAAGTTTGTACTACAGTGTTTTTCGAGCTTGTGGTCTAAATATTAAAAACCAATGTCTATTAGGCTTTTATATGAAATGGAATTATCGCTAGTTTATTTTCTGAATTTTTGAGATAGACAATAGCGAATGACTACTGGGCGGTTTGACATCTGGAAAGACAGATAAATATGGAGTGTCACTATATAAGCGCAATATATTTTGGGTGACACAGGTAGTAATCTCCTTCTCGTGCGTTGGTTAGCAAGTAAATCTGATTAAAGTGATTTTGAAAAGCATGGATACCTAGTGTGTCTAATTTATAAACTGGATGTGTACAGTCCAATATCAGCTAGTTAGTGCTTTATGCTGATTATCATAGCGGAATGACGAGCAATGGAAGCTCACTTGGCTCATAACCAAGAGTATGCAGGTTCGAGTCCTGCTTCCGCAATTCAATGATTAAAAGGAAAATGAAAAAATAAAAGAAAGGAGTATGTATAATGGCAAGTAGATTATCTATTGAAAATGATAGATTAAAAGTCGGTCAAGTAAAACGAGTAACATCGAATAATGGAAATAAAATTGATTCTATTACTCTTCTACTTAATGAATCTGTGGAAGTTTTATTTGCACCAAATGGAAACACATTGGAATTTACGGTATCAAATCCAAATATTGATATGAGCAATTTGGACTGTACTATTGATAAAGATACTTTAAGAGATTTAGTAATCAGTTTCAAAGACGCATACAACCAAATAATTACAAACGAAAGCGAGGGTACAAATTCATGAAATTAGATCAGAAATTTAATGTAGAAAATGATATTGCAAGTGTAGACATTATGGTTACAAGTCTTGGCACTGCTGATTTGACAAGTGAGCAGGAAAAAGAATTACTTGCAAATTACAATAAGTATATCGAGTATAGTAAAATTCAGTTCAAAGGAAATATCAAACTTAATAATGGTGTTCCAGAAGTAACAACAGATCCAAAAGACGATTCTACTATTGTTGAATTGGAGATTACGGATGTAACAAATGAGAGAAAACTTATCAATGAAGATTTAGCATTTCATTTTGAAAGAGATGTAACAAAATATCCTGATACAGTATTAAATACTGTTCTCGATAAGAAGGAACTGTATGCACAGGCTCAGTGTGTATTATTTGCTACGAAAGTTAAGGAGGCTGTTACTGAGAAGTTGGCTGAAATTCGTGCATTGAATAATACTTTTGAAGGAACTACAGAATATACTCTGTAAAAAATAATGGGTGGTACTCTTCCACCCTAAATATGCTCGGTTAGTCAAGTGGTCAAAGACCTCCGACTTTCTATCGGATAACATGGGTTCGAATCCCATACCGAGTATTATGCGGTAAGCCTGATGTCGAAGGATTTTGCTGTGGTGCACATACGGTTCTATCCCTGGTAGTTCATCACTACCCTACCGCCCTATACAGTTATAATCAGTTTGGCGACTGATTGGTAAATATTTTAAAGAAAGAGTCATTTCCTTTGGAGATGGCTCTTTTGTTATATGCACCTTTAGCTTAATTGGTAGAGCAACGATCTCCAAAATCGTCAGGTCTATGTTCAAATCGTAGAAGGTGTGCTAAGTGAAGTGAATTGCACTTTCATTGGAAATTTAATATTGAAAATTATGAGAAGTCATTTCGTATGAAGTGACTTCTTTTTTGTATTGTTTGAAAAAATGAGCGACAGAGAAAATTTGAGGAAAGTGAGAATAGTCCTCTACCTTATATGACAGCGAATGAGCTACACGGTGAGATGCGTGTACGACAGAGAGGAAGAAGTAAAGGTGAGACGCTTTACAAACATATAAGGAGAATTAAATGGTTACTAAATTTAGCAGAAAAGAATTGGAACGTATTGGTCGTAACGAAGAAGAAATTGAATTGGTAATGAAATATCAAAAGAAATTACCTGTATTAATTGAGAACAATAATGTTGAACAGTTTTCTATTGATACTCGTTTATTGTGGGAACAATTAGATAAGCCACAAGGAGATTTTTCGCATTGGATTAATCGAAAAATTATTAATAAGGTAGTTAAGACATCTGATGGCAATAAGCATAAATTATTTACCGAATCCATTGATTTTACTAGCTTCGTCAAAACTGTCGAAGCCGAAAATACTAACATTACAACCAAAGAATATCTTCTGACAATAGATTGTGCAAAGAACGTTTCAATGATGGAAAACACGGAGTCAGGTTCGTTATGCAGACGATATTTTATACTTATGGAACAGATTGTATCTGATAATAAAAATTGGCTTGCAATACGTGATCCTGAGAAAGTTGAATATAAGAAAATGTCAAAAGAGATTGACGCTTGGTGCTATCGCATATGGGGACATCATGCAAGTCGTTCAGAATATGCAGTTGAAGCAGACATGTTAAATGTTATTGTTTCTGGTAAAACTTCTCAGCAATTAAAGTCTGAATATGGTGTTGCAATCAATGAGTTAATTCGTGATTATTTGAAGAAAGAACATAATGAAGAGTTATTGTTCTTGGAAGAACAGAATCAGGTATTACTTTTGATGAATATGGGATTTACCGAACGAAAGAATATGCTAACTAAAATGCATCAAGTAAAATTTAGAAACAATGAATTGATGAAAACAGCTTAATTATAGCTGTTATTTTTATGCTCATTTTTAAGGAGAGTGGTTACTGCTACTCTCCTATTTATGTTGGAATAAAAGGAGGTGTGGCTTCGTGCCAAAAGAAACAAAAAATGAAAAGATAATTGAAAGCATGAATGCTACTCCAATTATTGATACGAATGTTAATATAAAAATACCAAGATCTCCTATTGCATTTGATGAAAAGAAACATAATTTTAAGTGTTCTTGTTGTGGTCGTGGCTATTCAAAACAAGAGTCTTATTTTCAAAAGAGTAATGATGTATTGTTTCAGGCTAATGGCGGTTATTTACCTTGGTGTAAGGAGTGTACTGATCGTTATGTTGAACAAATGACTGCATTATATTCAAATAATGAAGAACACGCAATGAAAGATTTTTGTCAGAGGGCAGGTTGGAATTATGATATTGCAGCACTTACTGCTTCTATGGAAACTTATAGTGGTCATCGTTCTCGTTCTCGTATTTCTCATTATGCAGCAAAGAAAAATCTGAATTGTGATGGGAGAAAAACTTATATTGATTCATTAAAAAATTATTATACACAAAAACAGAACGAGATCATTACTTCGAGAGAGCAGGCGAAATCAGAAGAATCTACTATTTCTGCTTCTGCTGTTGATAGATGGGGAGTTGGATTTACTGAAATGGATTATAAAAATCTTGATGAACATTGGAGAATGCTCAAGAAAAATAATCCAAATGCCGATTCTAATCAGGAAATATTTATTCGAGATTTATGCAACATCAATATGTTAAAAATACATGCATTACAGAATGGCGATTCTAAAGAGTATGCCACACTTGTTGAACAATATAGTAAAACATTTAAACAAGCTGGATTAAAAACTATTGAGGAAAAAGACAATAGTAATAATGAGACTATTGGAGTTACACTTGCTACTATTTCACAGTTTACACCAGAAGAATTTTATAAGGATAAAAAATTATATGAAGATTATGATGAGATAGGAAATTATTTTGAACGACACGTTTGCAGACCTATGGAAAATATAATGACAGGAAGTGAAATAAGAGACAAAGAATTCTATGTTCCTGAAAATGGTGGTGATGACGATGAGTAATCAATATCCCGCTGATAAAAACCAAATGGAATTATATAAAAAATTCCCATCTACTCACTATCTTAGCAGTCCGAATAATGTACTACATATGATTGCATGGTGTACGTTCTGGCGTAGAAATATGCATAGATTTGTTCAAGATTATCTTAAGCTATCCCTTTATTTATATCAGCAATTAGCGATATATCTTATGGGTATATCAAACTTTATTTGTATCATAGCAAGTCGAAATGATGCAAAATCTTTCATTATAGCTTTATATGCTTGTTGTAGGTGTATCCTTTACCCTGGTACAAAGTTCCGTATAGGATCAGCCACAAAGAAACAAGCAAAACTCATTGTTTCGGATAAGATTATAGATGAGTTGTGTGAATGGAGTAAACCGCTACGTGCTGAAATTGCAGATTGGAGCACAAGCGATAATAATATTTTTGTGAAATTCAAAAATGGTTCTAAGATTACAGTATTTGTAGCAAATGAAAATGCCCGTGGACTTAGAAGTACAGGAATTGTCAGAGAAGAGTTTCGTCAAATTAATAAGAAAATTGAAGATTCCGTTATTTCTCCTTTCCAGACAGTGCGTAATCAACCGTATATGTTAAACCCTTTTTATGGAGAAAATAAAGATTTACAAGAAGATCCAGTGGATGTTTACATAAGTTCATCATGGGTTGATGATGGGCACTGGATGTGGAATATCGTAGACCAAGCATATAATGGAATGCAAAAACATAATGGTTCGGTATTGCTTACTTTTGATGAAAGTATTACGTTGAAGCATCACTTAAAAACCATGAAACAGATGCTAAAGGAAAAACAGAAGCAAGATCCTATTACTTGGAAAATAGAATTCTTAAATCTTCGAGTCAAAGGTTCTCTATCATCATATTTTACTTATTCTATGTTAATGAATCGTCAGGTTTTAAAACATGTATTTTATCCACGTAATATATTAGATATAAAAATGAATAAACGAAACAAATATGCTATTTCAAAACAAGATAATGAAATAAGAGTAATTTCTTGTGATATAGCATTTGTTGCTGGCGATCAAAATGATAACTCTGTTTACAGTTGTATTCGTGGTATTCCAGAATCTATGACTTATGAATCAGAAAATAATACAGTTGAAGTCAAACAGGGATATAGAAGACAGTATCCATATATTGAATCAAATCAAATAGGCGATACAACATTACAAGCAATAAGGATTCGTCAATTATATGATGATTTTAATGCTGACTATATAGTATTGGATGTAAGAAATGGTGGTCTTCAGATTCTTTATTCATTACAAAAAGTTTTATATGATGAAGACAGAGGATTGGAATATTCTCCACTACGCTGCATGAATAACGATGAGTACGCAAAGGTATGTCAAGATCCAAATGCGAAAGCTTGTATATTTGCTATTAATGCAACACAGCAACTTAATAGTGATATTGCTATTGGATTTAGAAAAAATCTTAATGAAAATAAAATTGATTTTCTTGTTAATTACAATACTGCAAAAGAAGAAATACTTGCTGAAAATACGGATTATATCAATGAGGTTGATTTGGATAGACAAATGGAATATGAAAATCCATTTCTTGAAACCCAAGCAATGATAAGTGAATGTGCAGAATTAAATTATGAAAAAATGCCACAGACAGGTATTATTAAAATTCATGAACAAGGTAAAAATCGTAAAGATAGATATACTTCTTGCTCATATGGCTCATATTTTTTTGATTTACTTGAAAATGATTTGATTGGTGCAAGTTCAAGTGATTACGACTATTGTACCCTCATCAATTAATAAAAATTTAAACACTTTAGAAAGGAGGTATCTCAATTGCCAGAAGAACAAATAAAGCGTAAACGAGGTCGTCCTCCAAAATCGCAAATAGAAGAAATAAACTCTACAAATATATCAGAAACAATTTCAACTCAAACATCTCAGTCTAATCAGACTACCACCCCACCACATACATACGAATACAATAGTTATTTTGGTTCAATAGCTTCTACAGATATTTTTGGCTGTAACCTATATGATGAATTCACACCAGAAGAAATTCGCTCTATTGTTAAAGATCCTATTGCAAATCATGACCTAACAAGGCGACTTGCAATGTTTGTCTATAATAGCGAAGGTGTTGTAACAAACTCAATTGATTATATGGTATCTCTTCCATGCTTGGATAGAGTTGTTTATGGTAAAAAACGATTATTCGGTAAAACCAAACTAAACAAGAATAAAGACTTAATGTTGTCTACTCTTGAAAATATCAATGATAAACAATTTATTAGGGATGCTTTATTCACTGATATGAATGAAGGTAACTGTTTTTATTATTTTGAAGTTACTAAGAAACCAAATGATAATACAAAGGCATTATCTGATTATGATGTTGAAAATATCGTTGAGCTATGTGACATGGGTATGAATGCTTCTATTATACCACTCCCCTATGAATATACAAAGATTGTAGGTAGAAAGAATAATAGAAATGTTATTGCTTTTAATTTGCGATACTTTGACGAAAAATGTGTAACTCAGGATGAGAAAAATCGTAAGTTAAAAAAATATCCTTCTGAAATTCGCAATGGATATTTACAGTGGGAAAAAGGGAATTTTACAGGCAATAACTGGCTTATATTAGATAATAAGCGTACTATAGCCCATAAGATTAAGTGCAAAATTAGTGAACCATGGGGTAGACCACTTGCTATCGCTGCTATTGCGGATATTCTTTATCAAAATGAATTCGTTGATACAAAGCGAAATGTTCTGAAAGAATTAAACAATCGTATAGTAGTTCAAACTCTGCCAGAAGGTAAAGACAAAGGAAGTTGCGCATTAACAAAGAGTCAACAGGAAGATCAACATAACAAGGTTAAACAAGCTGTAATGACTAAAAATAATCGTGGCGGTACTTCTTTTTTTACCGTATCAGCAGGTACAAAGATAGACACTCTTGATGTAGGAACTACCGATATTTTTGATAGTAAAAATGAAGGAGATTTGACAGATAAGATTGCTTTGGATTTAGGTTTTGCAGCTCAATTATTAGGTGCGTCTTCCACAGGTACATTTGCAGGTGGACAACACAACTTGGAAATGGTCAACGCACAGATATATACATGGATTCAAGAGTTACAGACTGAACTTAATTATGTTATTAACGAGAATATAATTAAGGATAGGCGTAATCGAGTTGAAGTATATTATCTTCCAACCTCTTTAGTCAATAGAGAGCAATTTTTTGATATGATGAAGAATTTATATTTACAGGCAAGTGGTTCTATGACTATGTTAATTGCAAGTACAGGTATTAATCCAGACATTTATTTTAATATTCTTGATGAAGAATACGATAATAAGATTTTCGATAAATATGTACCTCACCTTACTAGCAACACTATTTCTAAAGATGACCAAGTTGGAGGAAGACCAAAAACTGATAATCCAACTGAAAATACTATAAAATCACATAATAATGATGGTAATAATTTACCTAGTCCAAGTGACAATAAATAATAATTAAATAACAGTAATAATTAGAAGTCTGCTTAATTGTGGACTTCTTTTATTATATACAACTCAATAAGGAGGATAAATATATGTTAGGAAATATCCTCGAAATTTCTAATAAATCAAGTAAAAATGGGCGTGTTCCAATTAAGGTTGTACTTCATAAAATTCATGATGACACACAAGAAACAAACGCAAATGGTTTACATTGGAAAAAGGAATATGTGTTAAATGCACTTGATTCTGCCAAAGGAATGCCATTTTGTGCCGAATTAGATGAAGAAAAAGAGACTCCATTTGGGCACGGACTAACAGGCGAAGAAGTTATAAGCGATGGTATTAAAGAACCAGTGTTTGAAAATTCTGAGGTTGTAGGTGTATGTGAAAATGCAACCATTGAAACAATTAAGGATAAAAATGGTAATGATATAGAAGCTGTTTGTGCAAACGGCTTTTTATATTCTCAACGCTATCCAAAATTTGTTTCATGGTTAAGGAAAAATTACGCATTAGGAAATGTTGATACTTCTATTGAAATAATGGGAATAAAAGAAAATGATAATAAAATTGTTTATGAAGAAGAAAATCCTAGTGATACATATCGAACACCTCAAATTTACTGTTATACGGGGGATGCATTTCTCAGTATTACGCCTGCTGACGATAGTGCAATTTTGCTTGAGATATCAGAAAAGAAACAAAATAAGGAGGACAAAGAAACAATGGAATTTAATATGGATGAAATTAAGTCAACTATTCATTCTACAATTTCTGAGTTAAATGATAAGTCACAGGCTTATGAGACACAGATTGCAGAATTAAATAGTACTATCGAAGAAAAAGATTCTGAACTTGCTGAAAAGGATGCTAAGATTTTAGAACTCAATGCTTCTGTTGAACAGATTCAGGCTACTCTTGATCAGTTAAAGAAAGACCACGAAACATATTGGGCTGAAAGAGAAATTCTTGAACAGGAACTTGCAAAAGCAAAGGTTGCTGAGAAGCTTGGAGAATTAGACACTACTCTTGGTGATTTTAATGAGGATGAAAAGGCTGTAGCAAAAGAAGATATTGATAAACTTACTTCTGAAATCAATGCAGCTACAAAGAAAGAAGATTTAGAGAATGTCACTTCTGAAATCAACTCTATTAAGTCAAAGATTTGTATGAATATTGTGGAAGCTCAGAAGAAAGCTGAAGCCGATGCTAAGATTGCAGAACAGAATTCAGTAAAAGAAGATGTCGTTGAAGACATATTCTCAGAGGTTTGTTCAGAATCTCATGAAGATGAGGAAGATACAAATATTTTCTAATTAATTTTTACATTGTTAATAATCAATCATTAATCTCAGGCAATTTATTGTCTGGGTTATTTTTATTTTAAGGAGGAATTAAAAACTATGATTAAATTCAGAAATTTTGATCAGATTGAGCACAAGTACGCATTTGAAGATGCTGTAGTTGGTGCTGATACATTTAATGGTGCTTTCGGTGCTGTTACTTCTGGTACATTTGCAGTTGCCGAAGATGGTACAAAGGTAATTATGCAGGCAGAGGATGGAGATAATGCAGGTCTTCCTAAATATCCTATTGCAAAAGGTGAGCATGTTCGTGTTCTTGACCTTGCAAAGCTTGCAGGTGAGGAACTTGAAGTTTATGATTACCCACTTCCTGATGAAGTAGCTGTTGGTAACAAGCTTACAGCAACAGCAGATGGTTCTCTTGAGGTGAATGCTTCGGTATCTACAGAACTCAATCTTGAGGTCAAGAGTGTAATCGGTAATAAGCAGGGTGTTGTTGTTTTAGTTAATGGTGCAACAGCTTAATAATTAAAAGATATTTTAAGGAGGATTATAAATTATGTCTTATACATTTGAATTAAATAATGAAAGAAAAGACGCTAACTTTGTTAGTGGCAAGGTAAAGGCTAACTCTCCTGTTGTAGAGATTTTCTCTGCTATGGCACAGGGTAAGGATTTATCACCTTATGGAAAAAAGGCAGATGCTGCCGCTAAATATATTATGGAACTTAACTCAAAAGCTTCTAATGGTGATGTTAATGCAATGTCTGAGCTTAACGAAATCAGACGTTTTGCAATGGAACCAGTTCTCATGAAAGAGATTAAGTTACTTTCTATTTATGGTAACTATAAGGCTCTCGGTTTCAATGATTCTTGTGAAGTTGAAGTACCAGAGTTTGCTAACCTTGATTCAAAGATTCAGGCTGCTGGACAGGATGTAACATTCCCAGTTATCAGAAAGAAGAGAGTTCCTATCGCTACTGTTAATATTTCTGGTGGTTATGCTGTAGATTACAGAAAGGCTGCTGTTGGCGATATGACAGATGAAAATGAACTTCAGGATCAGGTAAGAGTTCAGATTAGAAACAAGGCTGCTAAGTATGTTGTTGAAACAATTTATAATGCAATCAAGAATGCAAAAGGTGTTAAGTACCTTGCTGATGATGCAAGTCTTACAAAGACAAATGCTGATAAGGTAATTGCTAATGTTAGACGTTTTGGCAAGCCAACAATTACTGGTGATTATGCACTTATTTCTAAGTTTAATGGATTCGCTGGATTCCAAGGTACAACTCCTGCTGTTACAGGTATTTCTCAGAAGGTAATGGACGAGATACATAGTACAGGTCTTATGGGTATGTATAATGGTGCAGTTCTTGCAGAGCTTCCAAATCCTTATGACCTTACAACTATGAATAAGGCTGGTGATAACTTTGATACTATGCTTCCTGCTGGTCTTGGTTATGTAATTCCTGCTGGCGGTCAGTCACCTATTTATACAATTACTCGTGGTGGTCTTACATCATTCACAGGTACAGATGTAACTACAGGTCAGATTATATCACGCTTTGACTTATCTGTTGGTGCACTTGTAGCAAGTGGACGTGAGTATGAAATAGGACTCCTTCATGATCAGAGTCTTGATTCATTAAAATAAGATATTTTAAACATGTAGGGGTGGCTTAATGTCACCTCTGCATTTTAGTTATATGGAGAAAATTATGAACAATAATTTTTATTGTTATTCAAAGAAATTGTCTCATTTTATTAGAGCTTTTGATATTTCATATATAAGTATAGGCATACATCCAATTACAAATGTGAAATATTATGTTTTCCCAAAATCTAAAAAATTAGATAAAATTATTGCTTTATATAATGAAGTTAAACATAAGTATTAGTTGAAAAAAATATAATATAGTCGATAAGGAGGATTGGCAAATGCCAACATATAAGAAAAAAACAGAAAATAACACAGAGAATATTGAAGTAAAAGACGATGATTCAATTAAGGCTGAAGATATAAATGTAAAAACAGTTGAAAAGATTGTTGAAAGAGTTGTTGAAAAGCCGATAGAGGAAGATACTCGTCTTGACAAGAAGATAAATGTGAGAAGTATTGCACCTTGGATAACTGGTGCTCCAAGAGTAACTACAAGTGGAGATATTAGTGTTCCACCAAAGGGAACAGTACTACTCTCTCGTGAAGAAGTAATTGCTCAGGCACAGAATGGTAACAGACTACTTAATGGTACTGACTCTGTAGGTTCACATGCAACTTGGTACATAGATGATGCTTTTACATGTTCAGAATTAAGTTTTGATATACCTGATGAACATAAGACTCAGGCTTTCTTAACTAAAGATATTGTAAAGGATATTTTTACAATTAAATCACAGAAAGACTTTGAAGCCGAAATTGAAAATAGAGTTGTGACTCGTGCAGAAAAAGCTTATTTGATTGAGTGCATCAAGGAACTTAACTTTAATGATTATCGTAAGATAGATTTCTGTGTTAAATATACAGGCATTGAACCATAAGAGGTGGTATATGAAAAGATGTACAACTGCTAATGAAGTTATAGATTTCTTTGAATCATCTTTTGTTGATAAACAAGTAATTCCATTAGAATTAGAAATTATATGGCTTAGAAAAGCGGTTAGTCGATATTCTCTTGAATTGGATGAGTTAGTATTTGACTCAGAGATATTATCTTTTGATAGAAAAATTGATGATATTACGATGTCAACTCTTGCCTCTTTTATGAAAGAATATTATCAAGAGAGACAGCTTTCTAAAGTTAATAAACGAATCAGTATTGTTGGAAAAGATTTATCAGTTGGTGCTTCTGATAATTCCAAGAAGTACACAGAAGATGAATATAATTTGATGCAAGAAAATACTAGAGATCTTGTTGAAAATCAAAAACCAACAGCTTTTATTTAGGGGGGATTATCATGGCAAAAGAATGGTATTTACTCTCTTCTTCCACCAAACCTAATAGTATTGGCGGATATGAAAATGAAGGTTTTCAAAATTACAAAGATGATGCATTTTCAGAAGCATTAGAAACTGATATTGCTGCTGACATAATATTATATAATCATGATTTATCTGAATCGCAAGAAATTCGTTGTATTATTCAGGGAAACTCCGCTGATACGATGTTGAAGTCAATGGAACGCATTGGCTTATTCAGTATTGGAACTGTTAAAGCAGGTATGTATGTATTCTTTGAAAATAGATATTGGCTTATAGATGGTCTTCCTGGTACGCAAGGAATATATGAAAAAGCTACAATGTGTCTTTGTCAATATAATCTTAGATGGCAGAATAAAAATGGTGACATTGTTGAGCGTTGGTGCAATATAACATCTGCATCAAAGTACGATGTTGGTGAGAATGGAAATAATACTATTTTTCTTACATCAAACAATTATGCTATCAAAATTCCTTATGACGAAGAAACTATTGAGTTGGAAACCAAGCGTGTTTTTATCGACAGACATAAAGATAAGCCTATAAAAGTATTTAAACTTACTCGTGATGATGATGTCTTGTATGATTATGGTGATGAATATCACGGAAGTATTCTGAATTTTATAGCTGATAAAGATGAATTCAATGAAAAATATGATAATCAAGAATTGAGGATTTGCAATTACAACTCTTCTGCTTCTAATCCTAATATTCCATCTGAACCTCAAGAGAAAGATGTTATTGCTTCTATATTAGGTAGCGACACTTTAAAGTTGGGGAAAGAAAGAGTATGGAGTGTAGAATTTAAAGATTCAGAAGGTAATCAGATAGAATATGCTGATTTTGAATGGAATGTTATATCGGATTTTGACATAAAGAAATCAGTCGATGGAATTACAATTCATTTATTTATTGATGATGATTCTTATTTAGAGGAATCATTTATTGTACAAATCTTAAATCTTGAAGATAAAATAATGGCTAAAAAAACTATTACTGTTGAGGAGGGATACTAATGGCAGAAACTGTTATAAAAGATACTGGATTGTGCAAATCTGTTCTTATTCAAACCTTTCTCGACAATAGCGAAATAATGGAAGTCTTATTGGGTAAAGGATATGATAAGAAATATACACAAGATGAGATTGATGATACTGTGTATAAGCAAATTTTTCCTTACTTATATATAGACGAAACTCAAACCGAAACATTAAGTTATGTTTGTTGTGAAGTTGAAACTCCAAGAATACCAACAGGAACAATCAAAGATATGAAGATAACTATATGGGCATTTTGTCATAAAGGTATCATGAAATATTCTAAAAAAGGATATCGTGGTACTAGAGTTGATATATTATGTGATATGATTGAAAGATCTTTAAGGTATTCAGATAAATTTGGTATTGGCAAGCTTCACTTATCATCTGTTGAACATTTTTTCCCAAACTCAAAAACATACGGCAAACAGATGATTTACACAATATCCGATTTTAAAATTAAGGATAACTAATGAAATTAAGTTATTCTGATCTCATATCACCCTTTCCTTTTAAGACGTCTATATGTAGTATAAAATCCCCTACTTTATCAGAGGTGTGGAATATTACATACGAGACTTATCTTTTTTATATAAGAATCTTATCTCTTACCCCACAAATGTATATTGATGAAATTAATCCAAAACTTCGTGCATGGTACGAATCGTTAAGTGAAACAGATAAAAATACTGTTACCTTAATAGACATATGTAAAGTTGATGAAACAATAATTGGTAATCTTACTAAGGTATTGGATTTTTTTATTATAGAGAATGTCATTTGGAATAAAGAAATCTCTGCTTTTATTGTTTATGACAGTAAAGATGATAAGGGCAATATTATTCCAAAATCATTTATACATACAAAAATATGGAAGGAGTTAGTCAGTATTATATTGCAACTCAATGCAATTAATAATGATGAAGAAGAAATTGATGAATCAAAAGTTAAAAGCAAAAAAGCATTAGAGATATTAGAAAAACTCAAAAAAGGTAGAGAGGCAAATAAGAAGAAAAATAAGGCAGATAAAGCATTACAATTAGATAATTTAGTATCAGTTATAGCAAATAAACACACTTCATTGAATATGACAAATATTTGGAATATAACAGTATATCAATTATGGGATGCTTTTACGAGAATGGCTGGAAATAACATATATGATATGAGTAAATTTACAGTTTCAGTTTGGGGAGATGAAAAGAAACAATTTAATTATACGGAATGGTATAAAAGAATTGACAATTAAGGCTTTGCGAGATGCAGAGTCTTTTTTATTTATAAAAATATTAAATTAGGAGGATTATAAAATGGCAAATAGTAATACAAATATGGCTAACAGAGAAGTTGCCGACCTTATTTTTGTTGACTATGCTACAAAGAAGCCTTTCTTAAACCTTGATTTCGCCAATGTAACTACTACTGAACTTACAGGTGAAAATGTATATGCATATGGCGGTAAAGGACACCCTAAGAAGGTTAGCTTTAGTGGTGAAAAAGGTGGTACTCTTACTATTGAAACTCAAATTCAGACTGTTAAATTATGGCAGTTAATTACAGGTGGTGAAGTTTCTAAGACAGCTAAATTTATGGTTAGAGAGGAACTTGCTGTTACTGGTTCAGGGGCTACAGTAACATTATCAGAAGCACCTGTTGCAGGAAGTGTTGTTGTATATAAAGCAGATGATGATTGTGGAACATCTTTAGCAATTACTGGTGATTCAACAGCTATTACTCTTACTTCTGCCCTTACAGATGGAGATAAGGTAATCGCATATTATCTTAAGGAAGTATCTACTGGTGTTGAAAGAATCAATATCAAGTCTACAAGTTTTCCTAAGAATTTTATTGTTTATGGAGATACTATTATGAAGACAGAGGATGATAACGTTCTCCCATATAAGTTTACTGCTTATAAGGTTGCTCCACAGTCTAATATGAGTCTTTCATATTCTAATAATGGTGATCCAGGAAGTATAACAATAACATGCGATCTTATGGCAGATGAAGATGATAATATGTTAGATCTTACTCTTATTGAGGAATAATATATTCATTAAGAAGAGTGTTTTAAGCACTCTTCTATTTTTTGGAGGAATTAAGCAATGATACAGAAATGTAAAATTACATATCACAACAAGTTCCTCAATATTGTTGTTTTTGAATTTAAAGGTAAAGAAATTCAGATAACCTTAGATGTTCCCGAAGGAACAAAAGTTGTGTACATAAAATATGAAAATGGTAAATATTCTGCTGTATCTGAACAGGAATATAACAATTCTAAAATTTCCACGAGAAATGTTCAGAAAACAGTAAAAGAAAAGCCATTAGAAAAATCAGAATAAATATTGTAGTTAATTTTAATCATTATACCTATAGGGATAGCATGACTACGATATTTGTTTTTGTGCTATCCCTATTTTTTACGATTTAGGTGGTGATTAAAATTAACAAAATATTTAATTCGTTAGATGAAGTATATGAATGTTATGGAAAAGAAAATATTGTTCCTATTACGCAACTACCTCAAATAATATTCTATACATCTAAATGGCGTGTTCAGCCAAAATGGATAGAAGAAAGTGAAAAAAATCATGGACATTTATGTTGTTTCTTTCATAAAGGAGAAACTAAGAAATGCTATGAAGAATGGATGAGAAATAGACCTAATATATAAGGAGGATTAAAATTATGACAGATTTATCATTTTTAACTAATTATGCAGTGCCTATAATAGTAGGAATTTGTTTATGTATTGGTTATGTGTTAAAAAACATCGTAACAACAGATGTAGTTAATAAATACATTCCTGCAATTATGGGTGTATTAGGAGTGATTTTAAACGTATGGATGAATATGGCTTTTACACCTGAAATATTACTTGGCGGTCTTGTCTCTGGTCTTGCTTCTACAGGTTTATATGAAGCATTTAAGAATTTTTTGAAGAAGTAAGAAAGGATGGTATATATGAGTGGGATCTATAGAAAAACTTGCACAAATTGATTATTTATTAGTCATTCTTGGGTTCTTTGCCATCTTATTTGCAGCTAAGGAAATTATTGAAATATTCAGTTATTTCAAAAAAAAATTTCGCATTAAAACAGGAAACGAAGAAGATAAAGAAACTGTTGAAAATCGTATTAAAACGCTTGAAAAACACGATAATTGGCAGTATCAGGAAATTTTAAAAATATCTAAAGGTATAGATGATATTAAAAAGTCTTTAGATGTAAATGAAAAAGAAACTAATCAGAGAATTATTGTGCAATATGGTGCTGAACTTTATAATTTACATAGTAAATTTATAGCACAAAAATATATTACAAGAGCAGGATTAGAAACATTTCAATTATTAGCAGATACATATATTGCTTGTGGTGGCAATCACTCAATTAAAGGAAAAATAATCCCTGAAGTAATGGCTTTGCCAATTAAAGAAGATTAAATTTCTACCACAGTAGAAAAAATTCAATGTATAATTTCTGTATGAACAACAATAATTTACATATATTAACCTTATGAATAATAAATTATGGTATTACAGAAATCAAAAACATATGACATTGCAAGAATTATCAAGACGAAGCGGTTTATCGGTTGCAGCTCTTAACAAAATTGAAAATGGAAACACAAAGGATATACTTCTTACAAATGCTGTTGTTCTTTCTCGTATACTTGATGTTGATATATATGAGTTGTTTTGTATCGAAAATTAAGAAAGGAAGAATGAGTATGGGAAGAATATTTTATAACTTAATATGCGAAGAATTATGTATAACAGGAGGTAAAATTATACATATTGACACTAATGTTGGAACATTAGAAGAGGTGCATAAAATAGTAACCGAAAATGTTAATAAATATCCAAATGGAAAATGGGAATTGTATCCTATACAATTAGCAGTGTAAATAACAATTAAATATTGTTAGCAAGAAAGAGTGATTTCATTATGGGATCACTCTTTTGTTATAACACATTCAAAATGTCTTTACTACTATCTAGCCATGTAGTAAGGGCATTTTTATTTATATGGAGAGTGTGTGGCTAGACCACTCTCCTACCCTTAAACAGAAAGGAATGAATAATTATAGCAAAAAATATAGGTAAAATTTTTGAACAGAACTTCAAAAATTCATGTCCAGAAGATGTATTAATTTATAGACCGCCTGATGCTGCTCAATCATTTGATATGAGTTCAAAGTTAAGATTCAGTCAACATAGTCCATGTGATTTTATGATATTTAGCGGCAATAGGAATACATTTTGGACATTGGAATTAAAAACTTTTGAAGGATCTTGTTCATTTGAACGAACCAAGGAAGATAAAGGAATTATACATTACTATCAAGTAGAATCATTAAAGAAGTTTTCTACTTATAAAAATGTATGTAGTGGTTTTGTTTTAGATTTTAGAAAAACAAGTAATACATATTTTCTTATGATAGATGAATGGGATGGATTAATAAACTCTCTTTCTAAAAAAAGTTTTAATGAAAATGATTTATTGAAATATTGTAATCCTATTCTTATTAATAAGAAAAAATTAAAGGTTAATTATCGTTATGATGTCAATGGTTTTCTTAACGATACAAGATTGTAAAGGAGAATAATATAGTATGAACAAAACATTAAAGGTTTATCAGGTAATTAATATAAATTCAAGAATCAAGAATGTAATCGAAGGCGAATCAGTAATTAATGCTGCATTTAAGTTTAAGTTGCTCAGATTATATTCAGAAATTCAGGGAGTTGTAAAGGATTTTGAAATGACAAAGGACTCTCTTGTTAATAAATATGGAAAGGATGTTGTTGACGAAAAGGGTGAAGTTGTTCCTAATCAAAAGAAAATTAGTCCTGAAGACGAAAATTGGAAAGATTTTATTAAGGAGATTAATGCAGTGAGCGATTCTAATGTAGATGTTAATTTCACGCCTATTAGTACAGAAGAACTGTTTAGTATGGGATTAGATACTGATACTTGTGCTGACCTGATACCAATTGTTAAGGAGGATTAATGAAGTATCCATTTTACTGTCCCAACTGTGGACATAAAGAAATTATAAGTATGGCTATGAAAGATTATACATCAGAAGGTCATTATTGTTCTGTTTGTAATACTGAAATGAAACGAGAAGTGAAATCATTGGTGTGTGGAATGAGTATTGATAAAACGGGTGATTTCTATAATCACACTTCTATATAAGAAAGGAAATTATTATGTTTACATATTTTAAAATGAAAAGAAAAGAGCACAAAATTAAGTTAGAATTTTATACAGTAGTAGAAAATGTTTTAAACGAAAAGAAAGACATTGTGGACACTGTTAAAAATCTATATTTATCTGTCAAGGATGTTCCTATGGAAGAACTTAGAGACACTTTTATTGAGAAGCTTGCTGAAATTATTCATGCTGAAAATCATAAGGATGATGAATTGAGTGATAAATAATATTAAAGATTTGGAAAAGACTCTAAATAAATATCTCATTAAAGCATTAGAACTAACAAGAGATGAAATATTTGAAGTTGTCTTTAAAAAAGTTGAAGATTATTATAATGAACCTGTGTTCTCTTCACTTGATCCAACTGAACCTGCTTTTTATGAGAGAACATATAAATTAATGGAATCTCTCACAGCTTCACATGTTAAGAATATGGGAAATACATATAGTTTTACAGTCGGATGGGACGATGATTATTTATTATTTCGATATAAAAGAGGATTTGTAACTCCTAAACATGGAAATACATATAACGGAATTACTGGTCTTCAAGTACTGAAAAGTATGGATAATATGGAACACGGTATTATTGTAGGCGGTACTCACTTCTTCTTTAGTGAAGCATTAAATGAACTTGGTCGTGAAGCAGGTATCACTGCTTTGTTTAAGAAGAATTGTAAAAAGGTAGGAATACCAATTAAATAATTTGGAACTGTAGGTGTCATAGCCTACTCTTCTCTTCTATTAACGCTCCTTTCTGTGGGCGTTATTTTTGTATATAAAAATATGACTTGGAAAGGAGAATGAATAAATGGGAATGAATAATTTCTCAATAGGATTAGTTGCTGGGTTAGATGGCACAAAATCAAAACAGCAACTTAATCAAGATATCGAAGCATTAAAAAGACAGCTTGGTAGTGTTGAAATTCAAGCAAAACTCGATAGTAACACTATTACTAATTTAACAAAACAGTTAAATTCTGTACAGATAAATCTTCAAAATGTATTTATAGACCAAGCTGCTATTAATAATATGGTATCACAGATTAATACTGCTTTAAGTGGAATTAATATTAATCTTGGTAACGCTTTAAATAGCAATGTTGGACAGACTGCACAGAATGTTGGTAGACAAGCGGGAAATATTATCTCAGGAGAAGTTGAAAATTCATTAAAGAATGTTACCTCTAAAGAGATAGGTCTTTCGTTTAGAGTTGATAAAACAGATTCAGATGAATTTAACAATGCTGTTGATAGTGAAATAAGAAAGCTTCAACAAGCTAAGAATAAAATGGTTTCGGTCAATTATACAACTGATACCAGACAGAGTGTTAATGAACTAACTGGTGAATATGAACATGTAGAAAAATTAACAGGTGCAGTATTCAGATATAATACCGAAACTGGTGAAGCTATTACTAAGACAATGAAGTGGGCACAAATTGGAACTACTGTTGATGATAAGGGTAATGATGTTCCGTTAATGGGTTGGGTTCAAGGTCTTACAAGATATAGTAAAGCATTAGATGAATCTAAAGTGAAGGTTGATAACTTTTCAAAGATACAGAAAACCGCAAGTGCTAATTTAAATAATCAAATAAATCAACTAAACGCTTCTGCAATAGATAAAAATGCCGACAGACCTATAACAGAAAGTTGTCATTTAACACAATTAGAAAGTAAATACAATGAAGTTAAAAATGCCATAACAACTATGGGAAACGCTTCAAGAGACACTTTTACGGATGAACAAATTAACGTTAAAGAATTAATTTCACAGTATAAAATATTAGTATCTGAATTTCGAAATGCTGAAAATGTTCGTTCTACTTTTAAATCTGACAAATTAACTGAAGGTATAAGCAAAGCTCAGTCGCAGTTTAAGGCATTACAAGCTGAAATTAACAGTTCAGGTGTAACGGCTTCGGATAAACTGACAAATGAAGTTTCTAATATAACCAAATTATTTGGTTCAGACAATGGTGCTTCAATGACTAAAGCCCAAGTTGAACAGGTGTTTACTTCACTGTCTAATGCGAAAAATGAATTAAATGCCTTAGTAAAAATGAATGTTTCTGAATCTTCAATTAAGATACTTTCGACTCAAGCAAACACACTGTTAGAACAAATCAATAATTTTGAAAAGAATAATCCTCAGTTTTCAAATTTCTCGAAAACAATTGATGGTGTCGATGTAAGTGTTGATAAGTTGAAAAATGATTTACAAACGGTAAATAGCGCTGCTGACTTAAGATTGATTAAATCGCAATTCGCAAACTTACAAACATCTTTTAAGTCTACTTCTGTAACTGCAAACGGTTTAGCAACAGATATCTCTCGTCTTTCCAAAGCGGAATCTTGGCAGAAATGGTTAGATAATAATACTAAATCCACTAAGAAATATGGTAAGCAGATTGATGAAATTATTACCAAGATGAAAAACTTGGATGTTCAGATGACTAAAACTGAGTCTAATGATTTAACTGCTAAAATGAAAAACATACAAATAGATGCCCGAAATAGTGGATTATTAGGTATGACAAGCGTTGATAAGGTTAAAGCTGCTTGGCAAAAATTTGGTGGATGGTCTATTGCAACTGGAAGTTTGATGCAGGGTGTCAATAAAGTTAAAGAAGCTGTTTCTGAAATGAAAGATATTGATGATATTATCACTGAAATCAACAAAACATCTGACTTAACAACCAAAGAACTAAAGACATTAGCTACAACTTCATATGATAAGGCTAGTAAATACGGCAAAAAAGCAACAGATTATTTATCTGGTGTTGAAGAAATGTCACGTTCTGGTTTTTATGGAGATAAAGGTGAAGCTTTAGCACAACAATCATTATTAGCACAAGCTGCTGGCGATATGACTGCTGATTTGGCAAATAAATATGTACTTGCTACCAATGCAGCCTACAAATATGAAGGTAATGCTGAAAAAATCAATGCCGTACTTGATGGACAAAATAGTATAACTAACCGTAACTCAGTTGCTATGGAAGATATGGCTGAAGCTATGACTGAAGCAGGTACTGTTGCTTCAAGTTATAGAGTTTCCATTAAAGATTTATCTGCAATGATTGGTACTATTGAATCTGTTACTAAATTAGGTGGTTCTGAAGTTGGTAATGGTATAAAGTCTATACTGATTAATTTACAAAATGTAAGTTCTAGTAAGATAACTGGTACATTAGACAAAGCAAACGCTTCAATGACGGAAATGGTAAATGGTACTAAACAGCTTAGAAATCCGATTGCAATATTAAAGGATTTAGCGAAGACTTTTAATGAGTTAGATGAATCCGATCCAATGAGAGCTGAAATTTTGACAAACATTGGAGGCAAGTATCAAGCCACAAAATTAGCTGCGCTTTTACAAAACCAAGAATTATTTGATAAGATGCTTAAAGATTATTCAGAAGGTTCTGGTTCAGCTATGGAAGAAGCCGAGAAATCAGCCAATAATCTTACAGGTTCATTAAATAAGCTTGACAATACATGGACAGAATTTGTTAATCATTTGATTCAGTCAGATGATATAAAAAATATTGTAAATTTGGGTAATGATGCATTGTCCTTAATTGATGGCATCACTTCACATATAGGTTTATTGGGAATTGCAATAACTGGTAGTGGAATATTTGGTGTCACTAAATTTATTAAGAATTTTGATTGGGTTTTCAAACCTTACACAAAACTCTCCAACAGTTTTTTAGTTGGTCAATCATAGATAAGAGAATAATATAATGGCATTATAATCAAGTCTATGGATACATGGGATTCTTAATAAAAACTCTGCAAACACTTTAGCGGAGTATAAACTATTACATGGAGGAGTAAATGCTTGAATGCTTGGTAGCTTAACTAACTACCCACGGATCACATAACAAACCGTAATCCATACAGTTATATTGGATGAGGTTGCGAAAGCAGAAAGAATTGTATATGTGGATATATGAGAATATCGAGGAGACTTGATAGGTGTCTAAGTATCATTAACAACAGGCAACGAGCAGGACGGTACTCTACATTATAATAATGTTGACCATATATAGAAACGAAAGGTCATATATAGAGAATAACTATATAAGAGAGCAATCCCCAACGACATACCCATCCTCTAAGTGAGTCATCGCCTTAGTATGACATTCGCTTATAATGCATAGTGTACATTGTGATTTCGGAATTCAGTAATGTATTTGAGTGTGTGTTTCACTCAACTAGAAAATTCCAAATAAATAACTTAAAATTTTTAGTTCAGAGTATTGACAACTAACTTGCGACATTATATAATTAGACTTGTAATAAAGGAGGTATATAGATGTCAGATGTTAGAGAAGTCTATGTTACTGCCGAGGTTGCAAAAATATTAGACATTACACCTGCTTATCTTATTAGATTGGCTAAAAATCTTAATCTTAATGAAAGTCAATTTAGAGAAGCTGGAAAACGTAATTATCTTTTTAGCAAAGAATCGGTAGAATTAATTAAAGGAAATTTAAAAAGATAAAAGACATCCATCGCTCCGACCAAAGAACAAATGGATGTCTTACATATGAGATTTCTCTCAATTTCTATTCTACTATACTTTCAAAATTTTATCAAATAAATTTTGGAGGAATGCTTATGAATGAATTAAATTTCATTAAACGATTTGAAACTATTGATGTGGAATGTTTTAATTTTAATGGTAAAGCATTATTTAATCCATATCACGTTGGAAAATGTTTGGAAATTAGCGACAGTAATGTAAGAAATTATCTCGCTAAAATGAACGAAAATCAGGCGGTTATATTAAAAAATTCAGAAGTCCGTAATATGGACTTCCGAAAATTAAATAATCGTGGTGAAAAATTCATTACAAAAAGCGGAGTATATAAACTTATTTTTAAGTCACAAACGGATAAGGCAGAAAAATTTCAAGATTGGGTTACTGACGAAGTGTTGCCTTCTATTGAAATGACTGGTGGTTATATTCCTATTAAAGAAGATGAACCAGATGAATTAATAATGGCAAGAGCTGTCCAGATTGCTAATGAAACAATCAAACACAAAGATGAAATTATTGCTAATCAGAAAAAGAGAATTGCATCATTAGAAGAAACTGAAAAAGATTGGAAACTTCTAATGGATACCAAAGGCACTTTTTCGATAAACGAGATTGCACATTTTATAGGAATTGGCGAATATAGACTCTTCTCTTATATGAGAAATATTGGATTACTTTTCAAGAATGAAAACGGAGACAATGTTCCATATGAAAATGTAGTAAATAAAACTAAATTTATATCTGTTCCTGCTATTGCACCTGATGGAACTGCTCATATACAAACACGAGTTAAACCTGAAGGCATCTCTTACATAACAAAGCTACTTCGTAAATATGGATATTTGGAGGTGGCATAATGAAATACATAAAGCTTATAGCATTAAAAGTTAATGACTTCTCTTCTACTATTTTCTTTGAAAATAATTATAAATTAAGTGATAAGGAAATATTAGAAGTTGATAAGAAATGTTGTGAAAATGACGGATGCACTTGTGTTATATTACATATAAATAGTAACATTCAAGCATAATTCGCAACAGAGAATAACAAAATAGGACTGTCGTGAGACAGCCCTACCAATGGAATAAAAGGAAATATGAATACAGCATATGCAAGAAGATATTATAACATCATATTAGTGATGTCTTTTACTTTACTATCAGAAAGTTCAGTATGTTTACAAATCATGCTTGTGACAATAACTTTTCCTAAAATGGAACGTAAATTATACTTACCACTTCCGATAATACTTGTTAAAAAGTTTAATATGTCTCGCCTCCCTTCTCTATAGAATAGAAAATATAAATTAGGGAAATATGCACCCAGAAAGGGCAGATTCATTTTTCCGAATGCCATATGATAGACATTGGGACAACCTTCGGTTATAAAGTGTTATGGCGCACATCTATGTTGTTTCTCCAATGTCTATATTTTACCATTGTACAAAATTAAATACAATTCAGAACAGTAGTTTGTATTCTATAAGCCAATGTGTTTCGATATATATTCTTTTCTTTCAACTTCATTCATTGAGAAGAATTTTTCAAAATCAATATCGAGTTTTATGCAATCACAATTGCATACTCGGCATACATTTGTAAGATAATGTGTATATGTAATTCTGTGACAATTTGGACAATAATGAATTTTTAGCATAATATAACTCCTTAGTATTTTTAAATTTACATTCAGATAAATTTCTTGTCAAGTACAAAATACTGAAACATATGTTCCGATAGAAATATGTAATATCTTGTCGTATAATTGTATTATCGGTATAAATTACCAATAAAATTGCAATTAGGAGATATTTATGAAACATATAATAAATTCTGGCATATATTCAGTGGATTTTAAAGGTACTAATAATGCTGAATTTAGTGGCACTCATCCTGCTTTAATTTTAAAGAGTATAAAAAATACAGAAATGTATTATGTAATTCCACTAACAACATATACTAAAGACAGGTGGAAAAAATATAGGAAATTATTATGTTGTAGAATTGTTTCAATTAATTCAATAGCAAGGATTGACAAAATATTAATACTTCATAAAGATAAAATCCCAAAAAGATGGCTTGAGAATGATGGACTATTAATTCCAACACCAAATGAAATTAGAACAGTTTATAATAGAGTATGTGAATATATATCATTATCAATCGAAAAATCACTTGATGATTATAACAAATTTTATAAAAATTATGAAAAATTATATTGTGATTTTATGAACTTATTTACATCTCCTTCCATTGACACAATAAAAAATTTCGATATAAGTAGAGATGAATCTTATATCTTTATAGTATATTCATTAAATAATGTAACAAATCTGTCATTTGAAGATGTTAAAAGAATATTGTGGTCAATAATAGGAAAAAGTGATGTTTCAGTAACATATGATAAAACATTGAATATAATAACAATAAAAATACACAAAAATAATAA